GCAAACTCCATAATAGGGTCAGGACGACCAAATGAGCTTGGTGATAATACGTTTTTACCGCCGAAATTGTAGTGAAAATAAAGTTCGAGAAATGGATTTTCCTTATTATGCTGATAAGGTACGATACGAACTACCGAAGTGCCTGGTTCAGGCTTCCAAAGGTTTGCTGATTTGCTAGTTACGTTCTGCAACGAATTAAGCTTCTGCTTAATAGCATCTAAATTGATTGCCATGATTTTTTTTGTTTAATTGTTAATGATTATTGAATAATTAGTAATTGTTAATGCAAATTCAAATTGTCTAGAATTATTGATTCTACATCTTCAACTGCTAACATAACTTAAATATATAGTAACCTTACGGGGTTACCAAATATTAATATTTTTATATCTACTTCGTTACTGTTTGTAACGCTTCAAATGCTTTCTCTATGGAGTTCTTGTCGTTTCCATAAACCTTTAAAGATATCATGGTCGAGAACGGAGCAGTATCTCTTTCTGCATACAATGTCCACGAACCGTCTTTACTTACACCTCCCAATTTATCTAAAGTCGGCTTTAAGCCTAATTGTGCAATCGCCAAATCAACAAATTGGTCTTTGTCACGAGTAATTTGTTTAGTAAATCTAGGACCGTACAATTTTTTAAAAGAATATTTACTCAGAAATTGCAATGTTTTCGCATGTCTACTCATTACGTCGGCATGAACTCTTTCAAGTTCTTCAAAATCTTCTTTTAAGACTTTGGAAATTTCTTCACGTATTAAGTTACGGAATTCTTGAATTTGCATCTGTTTAAATAATAATTTATAATAAATATGGAACTGAATACTTTATTCAGTCCTATTTTACGAATTTCTGTTTTAAGGCAGATTCTGCTTCAGGAGAAAGAATTTCTAAATCCGACTGAGAAATTTCAGCCCAGATGTACTTTGAAATTCCAGTCTTTGTTACATACTGCGCCATCCAAACGTCTTTTTTTCCACGTACATTGTTTCTAGATGTATTAGACGCTACTTTAACAAATTTTTTCAGTAACACTACTGACTTTTCCGGTTTAGTAACTTCGTGGTGTTGTTGAGTCCATCTATTTGTACCACCTACAATAAATTGTAATGGACGCTTAGTCAATGCGAACTGTCCTTCTTTAACAGACACTTCATTTAATATTGAAGCAATTTCTTCCGAAATTAAATTTCTAAGTTCTTGAATATTCATTTTATCTTCCTTGACCTCTGTATTTGCGATTTTTTCTGTCGTGCTTATTGAAAGTTTTTTGTGCACTTCCTTTTTTACGAGCTCCAAACGTCTTTTTATTTGAAGAACTAGAATTTGACTTACTTGCCATTACACTAAATTTACAATTTGATAAACTTTTGTTTTTAAAACTTTCAATTCGCTGTTTGAAGTAACTAACAGAGAATTTTGATATTTAGTCCAGTCAACGGTGTAATTAGAATCTAATATACCGTTATTTTCTGATTTAATCAAAGTATTTAAAGAATTTATTGTGTACATTGTGTTAGTGTCTCTTTTACGATGTACTAACATAGCTCCTGGTAATTGCTTTCGAACATTTCCTTTTTCAATGTTAAATGAACAAATTAATTCCGGAGACTCTTCAATTCACAAAATGAAAATTCTTTTGTAAACTATATCGTAAGTCTTTTCAATCATACCAACGGTATAATTCAATTCAGGTTCAGTGGTAAATAGACAAATGAGTTGTAGCATTAACGATATAATCTTTCTACAAATAAATATGTAGTTGGATTATATTTTTTGAGTAATTGTTTTCATGTCATGATAGTTAGGGCCTATTTCAATTTTAACAGGAAACTTTCCATTTTGTTCCAATTCTGTTTTTATGACACGCACAAAATCACCCCCATCTTTCATATCAAAATCAATCAGGAACGAGTCATAGGTATAAAGTATCAGCTTCGATGAGTAAGACGAAATACGGGAAAGTAAATTATGAATAACCGCCATATTTCTCTCTGTCTCGAAACTCTGAAGCAGATAGTTAAGAACTTTCGCAGCGTTCATGTCTGTGAAGAAATTACTGTATAATTTTCTTCCGAACATTGGAGTTTCTATATACCCGTCTTCTCTATACTTTTCCCATAGAAGTTGAGTGTAGTTGTGTACCTTATCGAAAAATGGAATTGACAAGTATTCTAGAGATATACCTCCATACAGCTGTCGAAATGAAATAGCTTTTGACTCTTGATACTCTTCATCTGTTAACACACTTTTATTGAAGTAGAAAGACCCTAAATACTGATGTATAGAAACGTTTGTCGGAAATTGATAATCTACTAATTCAGCTAAAAGTCGTAAGTGATATGCATCGTAGTCAAACGACATTAAAAATCCCTTTTCAAATCTAGATGTAAATGGAAGTCGAGACCCATCGTCTTTTTTCAAAGCTGCGTAGTTAATTCCCCCATAACGATTGGAAGGTCTTCCCGTCGTCGTATATAAATTGTATTCTGTATAAGCGTAATTTTGATACAGCTTTCCTTTTTCAAACTTCATTTTATACAGAAGTGGGTCTGTATACAAACCATTCATTTCAATTTTACGAAGAGAATCTATTACTACAGTATTGTAAAAATTGAAAGCTTCGTCGTGATGATAAAATTCATACACATCTAAAAAGCGTTGAGTAATTAACTGACACTTTTCTAAGTGTTTAGTAATAGGAATGATTGTATTTAAATCACTAAAGTTCCCAAAATTTCTTGTGAAAAATTCATGTGCTGGAGTATCGAAGTCGTCGTCAATTGACTGATTTTTCTGAAAATACTCAACCATACTCATGTCTATTAAATTTGGTCGGTCGAGAAATTTCATAAACTTCTTTTTGTTCCAAACGAATATTTTATTTGATTCAGGAAATGATTGAAGTATGTTTTCTGGAAGAGTCAATCCTTCTGTGTGTTTGAACACTAAAATAACTTCTTCATCTAAATTAAGTGTGTAAAGATACACAAGAGAAAGTGAATCTATATGTACAGGCTTGTCTCCATTACAATATACAGGAACAGCTATCCAGTCATACGATTTACTTCTTTCTAGGAAATCTTCAAATTCTGCTACTGTTTCTATGATAATCACTTTCATAACTTACTTAAATATAAGTTATTCTTGTCAATTACCAAATTGTTGTTTAATTTCTTTTGAAACAATTGGAGAGTATATTGTAAATTCCAAATAGTCTGTTAAAAAGTTTTTCAATCCTTTCATATCGTAATCTTTCAACTCGACAATTCTTTTGTTAGTGTCATACACTCCTTTTTCAATTGTATTGTCGTATTCAGGTCCGGTAAGTTTCCAAGTTACAGTAACACCTTTGTACAAATTACCGTCGATACCAGTGTCTGGAGTATTTAATGTAGAATACTGTTCCGAGTCAATTTCAATAATTTCTGACAGAACATTTCTACGTTGAATGATGTATCGAGTGTAAAATCCTTTTTTGTAATCTTCTTGTGTGGGAATTGTATATTTGTATATCGGAGCTTTGTATTTAGAAGTATCTTTTGCAATAGTATCGTAAATACCCGATTCCGGTTGAGTCGTTTTATCTATGTAAGGTATTAGAGTTTTTGATTGACTAGGAGAATAGTCCCCAAGTGTTAAAACTGTACCGTCAATGTATTTATGATAATACCCAACGTACTCCGTACCGTCTTCCAACATCCATTCTTTACCAGACGTTTGCAGGCCGGTAATAATATGTGACTTAGGATAGTATAGTTTCTTTCTCATTATCAATTAACCTTTAAATCCAGAGAATGTAACAGTGCCATCCGAATTATGTCTTTCATCATAAATCCCAGCCGAACGCAGCGATTTATTAATTTCATCCGATTCATTAACTTTGACATTGCTGACTTCGCTATTGATGGTCGTTTGCTCGTTGACGTAATTATTTTCAGTTGACTTATTTTGGTCGTCTGGTAATAATCTACATATTGTAGATACTGTTGTTATCCAATCGTTGTTCTGTATCAAATGTTCTATCTTTGTTATTGTAAAGGCAACTCGAGTATTTTTGTACACTGCAGGTAAATAATTTGTAGTAATCGTATTTCCAAATTTCAACCCTTCGATACCATCCAGAGTAGCAGAGAAATCAATTGGAAATGGTATTGAATTTGTCGGTGCAATACCTAACTGTAAATTTAAAAAACCTGGAGATGACGTAGTTTCTTCGAAAACAGATTTTAATGCTAGTTGCAATCGTCGAACTTTATCAGACGCTGTCATAATTTTATCATTAACTGATGCATCTGATGCTGGGGTTACTTGTAAGTCTTTTATACAAACATCTAGTGTTTTTCGCAGCTCGGAAATTGAATTTCTATTAATAGGTGAGCTAGGTAAATTATTTAAAACTTCCCCAGCGACTGATGATTGTGTTGTCGAAGAACTTCTCCCAGCTATAAACGCAACTGCATTCATTGATGTTGGTACGCGAGAAACTAATGAAATATTGCGACATATACTTTGATTATTAACGGCTGTTACAATATACGGAGTTACCTTCTTATCAACATAATTAATATCTGATATTACAAATCTTTTATCGTTATTTGGATCGCTCGTTAACGATAATTTAAAACGATTACCGCTATTATCTAAAATAGCATTGAAAATTTTTGATAAGAATTTTGCAATAGACTGGTCTGCAGATTTTTGCCTATCTTGTGTTTCAGAGCCAAGATTATTATATAAAAATTTAATCCAATTAATATTCAACAATATTTTACTAATATCACCTTTTTTAAATGCATCGTTATAAGCAGCTGCGTTTTTAAAATACGTGACATCTCCATATGTCGCGTATCCAGGAAAAAGCATTTGTAATGGATTTGCTGATACTAAATCTTTTGTTTCCTTTGGTACTAAACCTCGAGTATATTGACCGTTACATATAATTACATAATCCTCAGGTTTTAACACAGTCGTGGTATTAGTGATAGTACCCGTAGTCGGATTTTGTGTATTAGCTGACCTCGTCGATGTTGTCGTAGTCCCAACTGTAGTACCTCCTGTAGAATTGGTTTCAATTCTTGCTATGTTATTTTTTTCAACTTCCCAATCCAACTGAGATTTTTGAAAATAACTTACTAGTAAATTTTTATTAATTAATTCTACTAATTTTTCTAAAGTAATATAAAATCTTGCTGGGGCATTATTTATCTGGGCTTTTATCTGCGAAGCAGGCAAATTATCTTGTAAAGAAAATTGTATACGTTCGTTTCCAATTCCATTATCAGCGATTTGACCTTCATAAGAAACATTTTGATTTGCTAGCTGCTGTATATCTTCTAATAACGTATTAGAAACTACTGCGCCTCCGATAATATCGTTAGTTATTTTAGAAATTTCTACACCGGCAGTGATATTGATTCCTAAATTAAACGACCCTTTTGCAATCCCATACGTAACACAGTCAAATCCACCTGCATTATTTACTGAATATGAAAAATTGTATATAATACCTTCAAATTTTCCTGGTTGACCGGCTGCAAGGCCACCGGCATTCCAACCGTAATTGACGAGAATATCAGCACCTAAATCAAAGAATGGTTGATACGCATCTAAGTCAGTTAATGTGTAAACCGTAAATGACAATTCACATTTTTGTAAAGAGCCGAAGTCTCCATCTGAATACGTTTTAAACGTATTAATATGTGGCTTAGGTATAAATTTTGCATTTGAATTTGAAGTGTACAAAGATTTTTCTCCTATCCCACCTTCTGAAGGAATACTTAGCGATGCGCTCTTTTTATTTTTTGTATTAGATGCTAATGCAGTAACATACGCCATTTTTCGATATAACCAAGCAAAATCAGATTCTTGACGCGAGTCAGTTCGACTATACACACGTTTTCTAGAATTCAAAACATTTTGCACATCTTTTGAAACTTCAGTAAAAAATATACTCATTAACGATTTATGTTTTGTGCTTGATATAGTGATAATACTGATTGTGGGTCTGAAGGAATACGTAATTGAGTCCCTGGTTCTAAATATAAAGAATCCTTACGTAAATCTGAATTAGCGGCTGCAATAATAAACCATAAAGTAGAATCTGCGTAGTATTCCCATGCCAACTGGTCTAATCGGTCCCCTATTGTAGTTATAACGTATATATCGTCATTTCGTCTAGGTATTACCGGGTCAATTAAAGCATCATAATATCTTCTTTTATTATCGACGTCTAAATTTACATTACGCGAATAATATGCATTTGTGTATCTTGACATTTATTGTTTATTTTGTTGTTGTTGACTCTGCGCCTAATAACCAATTATCAGTTCCTTCATATATACTAAATGATTTACCTTTTAGTTGCGGGCGATTGTCATTCACTATTGTATATGAAAGAGCAACCTCTACAATCATCGGTAGCTGTTTACCCGAACCGTTTTCTGCAATATCCCAACTTGACTCGTCAGGCACTGTATACGAAAGTGAAGTAATAAAGCCTGGTACTCGATTATACATATCTCCTAAAGTCAATCGCATGAACGGCCCAGATACTCTTCCCTTTGTAGTATTTGCATATTGCAAATTTGGCATCGTGTAAGTTGACAAATAGTTTAGCTTTCTCCAAATAGGTATCATTTCTCCTCTAGACAAAGCAGCGACTGTAAAGTTAAAAGATACAGTTCTTTCATATGATGTATAAATGTAAGCTCCGTCTGGTCGTCCCATTATATCAATTTTGTCCCATCCAGGAGAAAACGAATCTGTTAATCCGGTTAATATCGACCTAAATACCATTACGTTATTTCCTTTTTCGCCATCTTCAAAAAAGAATTTAATTAAGTCTTTAGTATTCGAAGGGTATATCGAAGAATCTATAATAGTTCCGTTTGTACTAACGTCAATTGCATTGACTTTATCTCCACGAAACTCTTTATCTTCTAATAAAATTGAGCGTTTAGAAGGAGTGCCATCATAATCAGACCCCTTAATTTGCTCTCCTTTATTTTTACCAAAAGAATCTGGATTTGTTCTATCAGCTCCTACCTTTCCTAAATCGCCGAACCCATACACAGTTTCTAAATTATTTTTATTATAATATTCGTTGTTGGGTAAAGTACCTTTTCCTAATTGACTTCGCTGACTATCATTTAATGCAGATGTTGTATTTTCAAAAATCGTACTTCGGAAGTCATTAATCTTACCACTACTTTTTTTCGGTATTTTGCTGTATGCAAGTGTCACATAATCGTTTACCGTATTTCTTTCTCCGTATACAGAATCTTTTGCATTAGATGTAGATATATCAGCATTTCGGTCATTTCCAGGTGTTCTAGTTTTTATCGAAGATTCTTGTAAAGAATTATCTCTTTCTAGTTTTGTTTTTAAACCAGCCCACTTACCTACTGTATTATCAACGCCTTTAGCGTCCCTAGGCTCTAATTCATTTTGGCGTGTTGTATCAAAGTCATTTTTTGTTTTTGCTCGTAATAATGGAGCATAACTTTTAAATCCAGCAAAGTCTATAAATGAACCATACTTAAAAGGATAGTTTGAAGTTTTAGCATTCTGAAATGCATCATTTAAAGAGTCAGTAGCTCTATTAATAGAAGTGATTCCGATGCCATACACAGATTGTGGGCCTGCAATACCTGATAATGCTGGAATTGGAGCTCCTACAGGAATTCCAGGAATTTTTATACTTGCGCCTGGTAACCCGAGTATCGGCGGGATGCCAACTACTTTACCAAATACCTGAGTTCGTAAATTAACAAGTCTATTTCCGCCTACAGGAGAATTCCAAGTAAAT